GCTGGCTTATAAGAAAAGCAGAAGAGTAGGAGGAGCGCAGTGGGAAGGCTATATGCGTCATGCGGCCATGAAGTTCAGAGCGCGGAGGACTTGGTGTTTGTGGAGTTCGACGAGGACGGAGAGGGTGTCGGGGCGAGAATCAGCGGCGCCTACTGCACCGCATGCGTGGAAGTCCTTGGCGAAGAAGAGCGAGAGCCGGAACGGCTGACAGCCTGAACCCCCGAAAGAAAGTTACCTACATGCCAGCTTGGTCCTACTCAAGTATCAAGACGTTCGAGCAGTGCCCGAAGAAGTATTACCACACGAAAGTGCTGAAGGACTTCAAGGACGAGCCCGGAGAAGAGGCCATTTATGGCACCATGCTGCATGAAGCAGCGGAACTGTACTTCAAGGATGGCAAGGAAATCCCCGAGAAGTTCGGGTTTATCAAGGGTGCCATGGAGCGGTTGGCCGGGCTGGAAGGCGAAAAGCACGCGGAGTTGAAGCTTGGCTTGCGGAAAACCACGGATGGGTTCGAAGGCTGCGGGTTCTCCGACAAGGACGTCTGGTGGCGCGGCATCGCCGACTTGCTGGTAATTAACGAGGCCAAGGGTATAGCATGGTGTGTAGACCATAAATCAGGAAAGAGCACCAAGTATGCGGACAAGAAGCAGTTGGACTTGCTGGCGGGCGCCGTTTTCGTGCATTACCCGACCGTTCGCCGGGTCAATTCAGCCCTGCTGTTCGTGGTAGCCGAAGAGGTAATCGACAAGGTGCATGTCCGGGAGAACATGGAGCAGTATCTCGGTGTGTTCGACGGGGCCCTTGACAGGCTGGATGCGGCGCACGAAAATGACAAGTGGAGTGCTAATTCCGGCCCCCTGTGTGGTTGGTGTCCGGTAAAGGCTTGCCCGCATTGGCGGGACAGAAGGAGGTAATAGCTATGCAAGTAAGAACCAGCGGCCGTGGGCTCGGCAGCGTTAGCGTGGAAATCCAAGTTGGCTTCCGCCGGATGAAGCAGGCCTACATGACCGAAGACCGCTACAAACCGGGGGATATTTTCTTGGCCCCGAAAGACTTCGGGTGTTACAACCTCTCCAGTAGCGGCTATTCCGGCTATACAGGGACCCCCGCAGCAGCTACCGAACCACAAAGTCGCTTGTTTGTCTATGTCGGCTTCCTCTACGCAGCCCACCAACTGTCTGCAGCCCGCCTTGCCTTGGTCCAGTATCCGCTCGAAGCTCGTTGGGTGGTGCGGAGTATCCAGTGTCTCCATGAGGGCGCTCTTGCGGCGCGGCGCGGCGGGAAGTTCCAGTGGGGGCGGTGGGGGGCCAAGGAGCGCGTCGAACTCTTCCAGCGACACAACTTCACCGCCTTGGTCCACCACCTTGACCGGCTTGGGTGTGTCCCCCTTATGGTTGTATGTTCCCGGCACCCGCAGAATGCGGGCCGTCTCGAAGCACGTAGGGTCAACCTGCAGGCCGTGGTCGAAACTGGCGTCACGCAGCCTGTACGCGACAGGCAGCCAGCGACTGGGCGGCACTTCGTGGGACAACGGCCAGTAGGCGTGTATCCCGTTTCCTGAATTGACCGTGATGGGTTGGGGAAGCCCGGTATCGGCTACGAAGTGGTAAAGAGCGGCGGAGCCTTCCGCCTGCGTGGCGTAGGCTTTCCCTGTGCCGCAATCCACGTCTACCCAGAGGGCCTTGAGCGAAGATACATTGTCCTGCTTGCGGCTTACTTCCGATTTGTACTTGGCCACACCGAAGAAAACGTTCTTGCCTTGGGCAGACAGGCGCCTGATTTTGTCGTCAACATCCTCCCTGCGGTCCAGCAGGTATTGACGTATCCCTTTATCGTCTATCCCTACGACTGCGAAATACCCCTCCTCGGGCAACACCGCAGACAGAAGATCGAAGTCCGATACCGACACGGCTCCCCCGGCAGGGGCTAAGCCCCCAGTAAGTGGTTACTTGGACAAGTTGGCGATATACCGCTCTACCAGCGGCAGGACCTGACTTGACGGGTTGCCCGCCCCGCTGAACCAGTTGTATACTGTAGTTCTGGACACGCCAAGAGCCTTGGCGACCACTGCGGCAGGTACTTCGTTATGAACACACAGGAGGCCCAAACGGACGCCCGGTTTACGAGCGTCCGCCTGCTTTATGGCTTCAAGTATCCTTATGGAGTAGCCCGAACTCATCAGGCATCCTCGGCTTCTTCGTCGGTATCTTCGAGCCACTTGTTGACCATGCTTTCGAAGTTACGGTTCTTCTTCTCGATGGCAGGGTTTTCCATGGCCTTGGCCGGGCGCCCACGCTTCACCGGGGGCGCAACCTTTTCCTCTGCGTCTTCGTCGTCTTCGGCCACGGGCTTGTAGGCCGGGGCTTCGCGCACGGGCTTGTAGGCCGGGGCTTCGCGCACGGGCTCCTTCTTTACGCCACTGGCTTCCGCGACGGTCAGCTGGATATAGCGCTTGGTTTCAGGATCGACTTGCACTGCTTCGACCAAGTCCAGCTCTTCGTCCGTGATCGGGCGCAGCGGAGTAAAGTTCAGCTCCATGGTCTCCGCGTCAAGATCGTAGGCGATCTTGGTAACCACGTAGTCGATGGAATGCTCGTTGGCGACGAGATACCGCACGTAGCTCTCGAAGGGGTGCACATTGCCGTTGCCTTTGCCGAACAGCGACTTGGCCGGAATGTTGAACTGGTAGACGTCCCCGGAACTATCACCTTCGAGAAGGAGCGCCACGCGGCGCTGGAACCGGCAGGCGCGCCCCTTGCCCTTGGTGCCCGAACCTTCGATATTCTGTGGGCAGGCGGCGCACGAAGTGGCCTGCGGATTGGACGTGTTGGCTTCTGGCTTGTCGCCCAGATTACTCCAGCAGTCGGGCAGCGTGGGCTGGCCATCCGGGTCATAGTCCGCTGCGTAATAGCTGCGCGAAACCTTGGGGAGCATGGCCACGATAATGGCGTTGAACTCGCCGCGAATGGCCTTGCCAATCTGCTCTCCGCCGACGAGGCGCTTGAACGTGCCGTTGGTGTTGGTCTGAATGCGGCGCATGGAGCCGCCAGAGGGGATAGACTTGGCAAGATCGGAAAGCCCGCGCTTGCTAACAGCAGCGGAGACAGCACCGCCCTGCTCGAAAATAGCTAGATCGCCCATAATAAATTTCCTTTTGCTCTAGTGAATTGTGGGGGGCTGCAGAGATTCCTTGGCCACACCCATAGTAAGAAACATTATATCTTCCTCAGGTATTCCGTATTCACGGGCTGTTGCCAGCACTTCCGCGAATGCAGAATTGGTTAGCGTAAGCAGACGCTGGTAGTTGCACACTACTTGGTCTAGCGCTTCCTTGCGCTCTTCTTCAGCGCGTTGTGTCGCCATCGGCGCACCCGGGGTTCATAGCCTCATCCAACATGGCGTCTACTCTACTCATGGCGAGCCCGGCCCGCAAGCCGATTGTTATGGCCAGCTTCACAAGTTGCTCCTCCGACCGCACCGCATCAGAGATACAGCCTAGAAGGAATTCGAAAGTTTCCGTGTCTGTCATTCGCCTACACCCCATTCGAGATAGGCCAGCCGCGCTGCGGCGACGGTTATAGCCACCAATACCAGCATAGCGCTGCCGGACACACCATCTAAAGCTCCAAACGTGCACCCCATAACCCCGGCGACCACCATGCCCAAGGCAAAAACCTTTCTGGCGTAGTTTATCACGTCTGCGCCCCCCGTCCCGTTGGCTTCCTTACGGTCACCGTGTACTTCGTATCGGCATTCAGCCCCATGGGGAGTTCGTCCGGGTTGTCTTCCAGAAACTGCTTCATGTTGTTGTTGTTGATACGCTGCTCCAGCAGGAAGAAAGCGTCGTGTTCCTTGATGAAGTCGTACATGTGCGCCCAGTCGTTCGTCCAGTAGCGCGTCCTCGCGGAGCGGATTACCGTACCGTTCTTGGTACGCAGGGACTCCACGTCGTTGGTGTTGCAAATATCCAGCAGGGCTGAAGAAATTTCGTCGAGCTGGTCATTAAGCTCGCGCATGTCTTCCTTGTACTTCGCTTCCCTCTCGGCCTTGACGTCACGTATACGACGGTAGGCCATTACTAGGGTGTCCGCAGAATGCGTCGTTTCCGTCATGTTCCTAGCTCCTTTTAGAAAGCGGGATTGTGCGGACCCGGCGCCAACCGGGCAGCCTACATGGCAGTGAGGCTCTTCCCTACTAAGCAGCTACCCCTGCCTTCGGTATTCTATAACACAATCGCCGCACTGGTGGTTTTCAACCAGCCAGCCCCGCCTACCTAGTAGACTTACTTGACAGTGTCAAGCACTAATTTCCCGATAAAGGTCCACCAGCTCGCGGTGCACGTCGATGTTGTCCTTGAGCATCTTGTAGAGCCGGTCTTCCACCTCACTGCCACGGATGTGTACCACGGTCATGTTGCGTGTCTGCCCCGGGCGGTCGATACGGGCGTTTGCCTGTAGATAAGTCTCTACACTTGTAACAGGCGCGTACCAGATAATGGTGTCGGCGGCAGTCAAGGTCAGCCCGTGCGAAGCCGCCTGCGGCTGGATGAGCAACACCTTGGGGTCTTCCTCCGACTGGAAGTCGGACACCAGTTTGGACCTTTTCGCCAGCGACACGCTACCGTTAATAATCCCGTAGGAAATCTTATGCTTGTCCAGCGCAGCGCCAAGCAGGGCGAAAGTGTGCGTGAAGGGGACGAAGATAAGAACCTTGCCACTTGCTTCCTGCACGGCTTCTAGGGTTACTGAAATACGGTTGCTGACGTCGAAGTCCAGAACCTCGCCGGACTCCGTGTAAATAGCGCCAGACGCCAACTGCAAAAGTTTGTTTATCTTGGCCGCCGCGTGCACGGCGGTTACCTTCTCGCCGCCTGTCTCAAACACGAGGTCGCTGGCCAGCAACTTGTACCATGCCTTCTGCTGGGTAGTCAGCGGCGCTTCGCGGTCTTCGTACACCACGGGCGGCAAGTCCAGACAGTCTTTCTTTTCGAAGCGAATGGCGGGCTGCAGGAGGGAGTAGACGTACTGGGTGGCTTCTTTCTTCGGCACCCACTTGAACTGCGTCACCTTGCGCATGACTGTGTTGCGGAACTCCCCGAAATACCGGGGGCACCCTTCCGGG